TGCTGCTCCGCGTCTTTGAGTTCGCCCTGCATGTGCGTCGCGACGATTTCCCGAATATCCGCTTCAGGAATGTTGTACCGCTGAGCGATGTCTCCGAACGTTTTGAGCAATACAGGGTTGGCCTCCATGTCCTTGGGCAATGCCTGCGATACGGCGTCCTGGATGACCTCCTGACGCTGCTCCAGGGAAAGAGGCGCCGGGGCGTCGTCTTTCGACTTTCCTTCTTCAGCCTCGCCCTTGTCGGACTTCTCGCCATTCTCCGAGGACGTCGGCGGCTGGCCTTCACCCGGCTTGTCGCCGCCCTCCTTGCCATCGGCGGCCGGGGCGCCTTCTCCGGGCTGTTTGCCGTTCATGTTGCTGCTCGGGTTGTCGTACAGCGCGCCTGCGGCGTCAGCCGCCGGAGTTTGCGGTTCGGTCCCGGAGGCCGAGGCCTCGGGAGCCGCGCCGGCCGTGGGTTCGTCAGCCATGGTTGGCCTCCTTGAAGTTTTCGGGATTCAGGTAATATTCCAAGGCCTGAAACAGGGTCATGCGTCCATAGCGGAACATGACCTGATCCGGCCCCGTCCATTGCGCAGCCTGTGGGCCGGGGCGCATGAAGCACTGCGTGCGCAGAAACTCCAACACCTGTCGACCCTCAGGCGATGAAAACGTGTTGCGCGCCGCCAAGTGCAGCGCCTTCGCAGCCTGTTGCGCTTGATTCACGCCGCGCCTCCTCGCCGTCTCTGTTGGCCCAACGCCTGTATGATCGCTCCCGCCGGACTGCCGTCCTCGGGCGCCTTGGCGAGCGACGGGTACGTATCCGCCGTTTCAGCGAGCAGTTGCGCCTGCTGCTGCGCCGCCATTTGCTGCTGCCGCTGCTGGCGAATCTGCAACACCTCCTGTTCGGAGCGCAGGGCGGAGGCCGGAAGTCCTTGCTGTTCGGCGATAAGCCGCACCGCGTTGTCATGGTCGAAGTTGTCCAGGACGCTGGGAGCGACCTCGGCAAGCCCGCGAGCGTACTGGTAGGTCCGAGCCATGGACTTGGTTTGAGCTTCCTTTTGGGCCTGGGCCAACGGGGAAATGTAGTCGATGTCTATTTTTTGGATGTCGCCCCTGTCCAAGGACTGCAAAAGCGCATCAGGAGGAGGAGGCAAAACGCCTCGACGGGACAGCAGCACAAAAAGTCTATCGAACATGCGATCAAGGGAGCGATGCTGGCCGTAAAGCATCGGCCCGAGCAGGAACATGCGTTCGCTGGCTATTTCGGTAATTTCCGTGGCTGTGGGCGCGCCGCCCTGCTCGATGCGCTGCCGCACCGCAAGAAAAAGGTCCACGAAAAAGGCCTCTTGAATGTCCTTGCGGCTCATGCTCAACAAATCAACGCTGAATCGCGGATCGCCGCCGACGTTCATCGGCCCAAAATCAGCCAGGGAGCTCTCGGCGGTCTTGTTGTAGTAATTGATGGCCCGCGGCTGCATGGAGATACGCCCCACGAACCCGTCGTCCGGAACCCACAACGGAGGCGCCGCGGAAAGTTGTCCGGACTCCAACAGCAGGTTTTTCATTTCATTAACCATTTTACTGTCGGCAATGACTGCAAGCCCCGGCCAGTCTGCGGCGTAGGGCGTGGCCGGATGCTCCATCCATCGGTCTACGAGAAATGGAAGATCGTCATAGCCGCCTACGTGGAGAACGTCCTGCGCGTCTCCGCGCAACAGGTACACGGACGCCACGGGGAAGGATTTTGACATAGATTCGTCGATCAAGCCGTCCAGGGAATTCATGGGGCCGCACCAATGCAAGAGTTCCCAGGTTTGCTCCAGACTCCCGTCTTTCCCTTGGCGCGAATCGTCATAGGTCCGAATAAGGTTTGCGGCCTTGGCTTCTTCCAGAGCCTCACGGCCGAACGCGGATACAGCTTGGTGCGCCGTGAGCTTGAACTTGCGGCAAACCGTATCGATCTGGCCCAAATGATCTTGAGCCAGATAAAGCTCTTGGAGAGGACGGCTGAGAAAACGAATATCGCCCAGAGGCGTTTCGTCCACATACAGGGACTTGACGCCGAACAGTCCGGATGTGTGATACCCAATATGCTGTTTTGCGTAAAAATCACTCCGAGACAGCGCGTCATATGACATCGCCTCCACCTCCTGGAGGTAGAGGCGCACAGGCTTGTAATCCGCCAGATCCTTGTCAGCGAGGGTCAACCGGAACCAATCCTGTGCGGGGCTGGTCAGGAACGACAACAGCCCTGCGGAAAGAATTTTCGAGGACCGTCGGGCCGTTGTGTCGGAAATTTGCGCCTCTGGCTGAATGGGGTGCGTGGGGTCCGACTGCCCAAACGCCCCCAGACTCGGCGCCATATGGTCTGCAATACTATCCCACAGAGCGTGGTACGGCTCGCGTTGCCGCTCCAGCAAAGAAAACCTGCGCTCGATTTCACGGGCCAGGGCTTTGCAATCAGTGTTTTTACGCCAGTTATCCAGAGCCATTGCTTATCCCAACGTGGAGGATTTCTTTTTTCGGATGCCAGACATCGTTGTCACGCCCAGCATCGCCTCATCGTCCACGGTTGAAGCGGCCACGGCCGCCCTGCGTCCCGCCTCGGCGTCAGCGGCGTCCGTCGATTCCGAGGTTGTCTCTTCCGCGGACTCCTCTTCCGTGTCGTCCAGTGGGTCCACCGCCGCCACGGGAGCGGGCGAATAGTCCTCGTCGGGCGTCAGGTCAAACGGCCACGTCAGAACATCCAACACACTCGATCCACCCATCGTTTTTCCTCTCAATCCGCGAACGCCTGGCGGGTCGCCCTGGTGTCCGACTTGCATCGCGCCGCGCGCATCCCGGACATGACCAGGTAGCGCGTGGCGTCCATGAGGTGGTCGAACTTCTTGACCACTTTGCCGTTGTCGTCGCGGCGGTAAATGCGATATTCGCCCAGCCAGCCCACAAGATTTCTGAACACCTTGAGCCGGCCGGTGGTCATGCGTTGCAGCACCTCGTGCAGCCCCGCCTCCACGGCGTTGTCCGCGAGGGCCAGCTTCAGCCCCATGCCCCGGTATTTCTCCACCAGCCGGGTCCCGTCGTGCTGGGAGCGCCCGCGCGATGCCGGATCAATGACGCCGGGAATCCAGGACCCGCGGCCCTTGATGGCGTCGGCGTGGGAAGATGGTTCGGCCTGTCCGCGGGAGTACTCCGCAAACAGGTAGAGAATATCCGCCTCCCGGTCCCATGCGCCCCACACCGCGGCCGTGCAGTTCCAGCCCACGTCGAGACCGTAAGCGCGGGGCCAGTGGTCCGGGACTTTGAACGGGTCGATGACAATGTCGTCCTCGGCCACGGGGTAGATAGCGCCCGACCCCAAACCGGGAACGCCCTTGGACCGGGCGTCGCGCTGGTGCGGCGGCATGGCCGCCAGCAACTCCGCCTTTGTCTCTTCAGACAAATGCGGCGCGTCGTCCCAGGTGGCCGTGGTCACGTGCTTGGATGCGTCGATAGGCCCGTTGTGCGCACGGCCGTCCGAAAGGAACTGCATGACCACCTCGGACAGCCCGGACAGCGGCGTGAAGGTCAGCATAAGCAGGCCGTCCGTGGTCATGGTCCGCAACAGGCACTCGGCGTACACGTCGAGCGGCGGCTCTTCGTCCAGCCAAACCACGTCCAGCTCCGTGCCCTGAAAGGCCGTGCGGCGCTGATCGTAGGACTTGAAATAGAGCAGGGATTCACCGCCCGAGGCGTGGCGCACTCGCACGTGCTCCACGGCCCCGGCCACTCCGGAGCGGTTGCGAATCTCGCCGATGGCGTCGGATGGGATGAGCCCGGAGCCGGGCGAGCCCAAAGGGCCGAGCAGCTTCTTCTGGAGAATATCGCGCACGGTCTGGGTGGTGTCGCCGGCGGCCAGAGCAACGACGGGATGATCAAACCGGCGCCCCGTCCACCAGTCCGGATAGCGGCCGGTGAGGTGCAGGGTCATCTCGTACCCGCCCGCGCCCTCGGTCTTGCCCACGCGGTTGGCCGCCATGAACAGCCGCTCGCGGAACGTCGCCCCGGCCGCAAAAAACTCCATGTGCCGCGGGTAGCGGGTGCGAGCGAGCGGGCCTGTTTCGGGATACATCCTATGCAACGGCTGCGACATGATCCGCCTCCATTGCTGGACGACCGTCCCCCAGCGCCGTGGTGAGCACTTGGACGAGTTGCGCGGCAATCTCCGGCTCCTCTTGTGCTAGTTGGATCAAGTCAGCCTTGAGGTCTTCAAGCGACATGGGCGCGGCCGTGACGCCGACCTGGCCGGACAGCTCCAGCCGAGTGGCGTCGCCGAATTGGGCGGGGAGCATCTTGCCGGAATTG